CGACAGGCGGCGAGCGAGTGGCCGTCACTGGAACGGTGAATCAGTATCTACGTTCCGAGTACGTCCCCGGAGGTTCTTCCGGGTCAGTCACCTACACGATGGCATTTGCCCGGAAGTAAAAGGAGTTGAGTTACTCATGGCCTTCGTTCATGGCAAGAAAGCAGTTTTCAAGATCGACAACGACGGCGGCACCCTGACCGACATCTCCGCTTTCTGCGAAGAAGTGTCACTACCCCGCTCCATCGAAACCGCTGAGGTCACGATCTTCGGTGACGATGCAAAGGAATACATCACCGGCCTGTCCGACGCCACCATCTCCATCAGTGGCAAGTTCGACGCTGGGAACGCCTCCGCTGTGGACGCCGTACTGACCGGCATTCTCGGCTCGGCATCCACTGTGTCGTGGGCATACCGCGTGAACAGCGCATCAACCAGCGCCACCAACCCGGAGTATCAGGGCGAGGGGATTCTTACCTCGTACGAAATCTCGGCGACGGTCGGCGACGCGGTGACGTTCTCCGCTGAGGTGCAGTGCACGGGTGCCATCACCCGCGCTACCTCCTAGTCAAGGCGATGGGCCTAACCTTGATTGCCAAGTTTGTGTAATCAGGGTTAGGCCCTAACCTTTACTTACCGTGGGCCTAGTGCCCCCTGACAGAAAAGAGATTACGTGTCCCTTCGTGACAAGATTCTTGCAGCAGACGACATCGCATCGGAACTGATTGATGTCCCCGAGTGGGGCGTCACTGTTGAGGTGCGTGGCATGAACGGCGCTGACCGTTCCAAAATCCTTGAAATGGCTTCATCGTCTGAGGACGGCAAGATCGGTGTCGGCACCATGTATGTCGAAACTGTGATCGCTGCGACGTATGACCCTGAGACTGGGGAGCGCGTGTTCACCGCCGCTGACCGCGATGGTCTTATGGGTAAGAGTGCTGCGGCTATCGACCGGATCGCAACTGTGGGTATGCGGTTGTCGGCGATGGATAAGGAAGCGCAGGACGACGCTAAGCGCAGGTTTCCTGAGGAATCCTAGCCGCAGGTTTCTTTTTGAATTGGCTGAGAAACTGGGCAGGACTGTTGGAGAGTTGTTGTACGGGTCGGCGGCGTATCGTCCGTTGTCGTCGGCTGAGATGACGGAGTGGTTGGCTTTGTGGGAGTTGCGGGCTTACGAGCATGAACAGGCCGCTAAGCGGCGTAGGTGACGAGGAGGTGTCGGCGTGGCTGTAGTCACGACTGTTGAGGCGAAGTATATCGCTGACACCAATTCGTATGTTCAGAATTTGCGTCAGGCTAGTGACGCGACTCGTGAGTTTTCGCGTGCGTTGCCGGAGGCGGCGACGGCGACGAAACAGTTGTCGAGTTCCGCTGTTGGTTTGAGTGCGGCGATGGGCACTGTTGCAACGCTGATCGGCGCGAAGGCTATCGGCGCGGTGCAACGCTACGCTCGGCAGGGTATCGAGGCAGCGAAACAGTACGAGCAAACTGTTATCTCTATTCAAGGTATTTTTGCTGGTACTGGCATGTCAATGGAAGATGCTGCGAAGAAAACTGAGAAGTATCTCGGAGAGTTGCGTGACTTCGCTGCGCGTACCCCATTTGAGTTGCCGCAAACCCTTGACGCCGTCAAGCGGTTGCTGTCGATTGGTTATGCCGCTGATGATGTGAAAGACCGCATGTTGCCTGCTATCGGTGACATTGTTGCCGCGTTGGGTCAACCACCGCACGCTATTAGCGCTGTGGTGTATGCGTTCGGTCAGATGAAGTCCGCTGGTCGCGTGTTGTCTCAGGACTTGATGCAGATCGGTAACGCACTTCCCGGTTTCAACGCCAAGGTCGCTATCGCTAATGAACTGTTCCAAGGCGACATGCGTGCCATGACAGAAGCAATGGAGAAGGGCGCAGTCAATTCGTCACAAGCCATTGACGTGTTGATCACCGCTATGACAAAGTTCGGTGGCGCTGCCGGTGCTATGGACAGGCAATCCAAAACACTTCAAGGTGTTATTTCAACATTCAATGACACCGTAAACAATGCTTTGATTGACGGACTGCTGCCAAGCCTTCCGGTTTTGTCTGCAACGTTGCAAGATGTCATGCCTGCCGTTGAGTCTTTAGCGACCGCCTTCGCGCAACAACTTGGTCCTGCTCTGATCGAAGGCGCTGGACTCTTGGGGGAGTTGGCTCCTATCGCTACTGAGGTTCTGCCTCCCATGATGCAGTTGGCCGGTGGCGTAACTTCTCTCATGGAAGCAATCACAGCATTGGCTCCGGCTATCAGTGTCGCCGCAGACATTATGGGAGTCATGGCCGCTGCTCTGGATCGTATGCCGGATATGGTCATTGCCGGTATTGCTGGTTTCTTATTGCTTTCAAAGGTTATGACGCGGTTCGGTATAACAATGCAGGCCGTAAACGCGAAAGCCACAGCAGGATTTTTGTCTATGGGTCGCGCCATGCAAACACAGACTTCGGTGATAACTGGTAGTTTTGCGGACATCGGGAACTACGCCGTGTCGTCTATGGGCCGCACGACTCGGGCACTCAACGCGGGCATGGTGGCAGTTCGCGCGATGGGGGTGGCGCTGAAAGGCCTGTGGGCATCTATTGGTCCGGTTGGGCTTGCAATTATTGGTATTACCGCAGTTTTTGAAATCTTCGGTGGAAAGAGTGCGCAGGCTGAGGCTTTAGTGCAAAACCTCAAATCCACTGTTGATGAGACAACTAAGGCGTTCACCAACCTGACTGCTGCTGCCATTGCAACGCAGTTGCGTACAGACATTTCCCCTGAGGATCAGCGCACGCTGGCAGAAATGGGTATCAGCATCGCTGATATGACTGCCGCGATCATGGCTGGTGGTCCCGCAGTGGAGGAGATGAACGATAAATTTGAAAGGCTGCGTTTTAGCGGTCGAGGCCTTAGAAACCTAGTTGATATTCCGACTGTCCAAAAGAATTTCCAAGGAATGTCGGATGCCGCTGAGGCTACACGGTTATCTCTTGAACAGGATCAGCAGGCTATGGCTGATGCTGCCGGTGTCACTGCTGCGGCAACGGCGGCAGCAGGTGAAGTCAATCAACGTCAGGCATACAACACAGCGCAGGCAACTGTCGCGGCTAACGCACAAATGACGGCTGCCGAGAAGGAACACGCCAACTTTGTGAAGCAGAAAAGCGCGGCAATGAAGGCTGCTACTGATGCCGCTACCGCATCATTGACGGGGCTTACTGCCGCCACGCAGGCGATGACCGAGGCAATATCACAGGAAGCCTCGTATGACGCGGCTAGGCGTTCCATCCATGACTTGAATACTGAATTGAAAGATGGCAAGAAAACCATCAACGGTTTCAGCACTGAGGCCCTTGACAATCGTAAAGCAGTGCAGGATGCGGCGAACGCCTACATCAACTACGCCAATGGGTTGAGTGATCCTGTTGAAAAGCAGGCCGCGATTGAGGAAGGCATCAAGCGCATTAGCGATGCTCTGCGCAAGCAAGGTATTGATCCTAAGGATTCTCCGATCATCAAGACGATGCGTGAGGAAGCAGAGAAATCTAAAGACCTTGTTGATCAGTTCGCTGCGAAGCGTAAGGTGGCTGCTGATTACGGCAATCAGGTTGGTAAGAATTTTGTTGACGGTATTGTCAAGCAGTTGGAGGAAGGTAAGGCTGCTGTTGATACGGCAGCAGGCAACGTGGTTTCCGGTGCTGCCGATGCTGCAAACAGTGAAATTGGGGCCAGTTCGCCTTCAAAGAAGGCAATGGAGGTTTCTAAGAATTTCGTTGACGGTATCGTCGTAGGCCTCAAAGATCGCATGTCTCAGATTGATGCTACTGCTGCCGGTGCAGGCAAAGCCCTCATCAACGCGCTCAAAACCTCGGTTGCCAGCGGCGGCGGCATCAGCGATGTGCTGAATGACCTGTACGGGTCGCTACCAACGAAGCAGCCACGAATCGTTGAGCAACTCGGGGAGGAGGGCGCTAAGAAATGGGTCGAAAAGAATAAGGAAGATTTGCAGGCCCTTGGGGAGTGGGCGACTGCTGCCGATGCGGTGTTGGGTCGGGTGCGTCAGTCGGCTGCCGCGTTTGAGGGCATCGGTGATGCGGTGGAGCAACCGCTTGGTGAGGCATCGCAGATCATGGAGGCTTTCGGTAAGGGCGGTTCACGGTCATCTGTTGTGTCGATGTACCAACAGTTAGATGCGTTGATTACATCTATCTATGAGCCGTTGACGAACGTTGATGAGATGGGTGCTGCTGCTGCGGGTCAGGCACGCGAGTCAATGAATCGTGCCCGTGAGGATTTGCGTAAGGCAGCGCAAGAGGTTATGGATTTGATGCGGGAACGTGACCGCGTGTTGGGTCAGATGGATCAGGTGCGTCGCGCTACTGATGCGAAGATCAAGGGCATCAATGAGAAGTATGACGCTTTGGACAAGGCTGCGGCTGCGGCGATTGCGGGCATTGAGGCTAAATACAATGTGCTCATTCCGCAGTTGCAGAAGAAGTTGGATGACGCCAATAAGGCGTTTGATGTTGAGAACAGAATCCTTCAGCAGATGATCAATACGCGGGATCAGTATTTGAACCGTGTTGCTGATGGTTTCCGTTCGTTTATGAATAATTTGTCTGCCGGAGATGACGGGGGTAGTTTCCGTGAGGCGTTGACTTCACGGTTGCAGTCGATTCGTGATTTTGCTGCGAATGTGAAGTCTCTTGCTGCGCGGGGCCTTGACGCGAACCTGTTGCAGGAGATTGTTGCGGCTGGGCCGGATCGCGGTGGAAGTATTCTGTCCGGGTTAGTGTCGGCGTCTGATGCTGATATTGCGGCTATCAACCAGATGCAGGGTGAACTTGCTGCGGAGACTGCATCGTTCACGGAGTTCGCTAATCAGCAGTGGTTTGCGTACGGGATTAGTCAGCAGGCGGCGATTGTTGAGCCTTTGCGGTTGGCGGCGGAGCAGGCGAAGGCTGCGTTGGAGTTGGCGAATCAGAATCGTGCTGC